TCAATACCTGGACCTACATTTCCACCAAGTCCGACAAAATTGGATAATCTTCCAACGGCGTCGTTACTATTATCATTATCTTCATTTTCGGTATCGCTAGATTCGTCCATAGACTTTAATAATGCGGATAATTTAGATTCATTAGGGACCGTTGGTTTTTGTTTTATTGTCTTTCTAAGATTGGTATTTTTCTGTTTTGCGTTACCATTACTAGTATTTGCTAAACTATACATATTTTTACCACCATCCATATAGGAGGATTTTGTGTTTTGAATCGTAGATCCGCTAACATCACTGTCATTATATGATGAAGCAAATAGTGCTAAAGGTAGAGTCATTCCTATAAAAAAATGAGATAATATTTTAAAAAAAAAACGGAAATTGTATAATTATAATCATTATAATCATTATAATAAATATAATCATTATAATCAATATAATCAATATAATCATTATAATAAATATAATCAATATAATGAATAAATTACCTTCCTGTAAATACTTTTACTATAGGCGTTCTAAAATTATACTTATGATTTTTATATTTATTATAATCTATACTCCAGTCTAAATTATAAACTATATGCCCCATTAATGAGGAATTTCTATGTTTATACTGTAACATACAGCCAAGAATTCTTTCAAAGGCGCATCTATCAACTCTTTGCGTAATAACTGGTATCAATCGCGTCAAGTGGAACTCATCGTCTATCTGTTTTAAAAAATCATATGTTATAACTGACATACTACCAAAACAACCCGACCACGAACCATCGTCTTTTTTATTATAAAAGGTAGTTAAATTCGTATTATTTAATGATCTTAAAAGTTTGAATTGACTTTGAAATGATGCAGCGTCATTTATATGTTCTTTTCCAAAATGTATGAGAAATTTGTAATCACTTACCATACCATCAAAATTTATATTTCTCCTAATAAATATCGAGTCGTGTAAAATAACAACCTTCTGGCAAAAATTAGTTCTAAGATAATAATAATATGGTAGAAATTCACCCCTTTTAGGGAATTCACTTTCAATAATCATCGTATTATTTAACACATCATTTGTTACAAATTGTTTATTACTATTATCATCTATAATAAGTATCCTATTATTTGGATAAAATCTTCTTATACACCTAAAACATTCTTTCCAATATTCATTTGTTGTAGGATTGGTAACATTTCTTAAAATAATAAATCCGAGGGTTTCTACTTTGGGAATATTGTTATTTTCTGGAGCGGAATCAGGAGCTGCAGCAAGCGGAGGCTCAAGCTCAGATTCCGGAGCAGCAGCAGTCTCATGAGCAGGCACGATAACTGGTTTACGAGCATAAATATCTATATCATGAGTAGGTTTCCATACAATATCGGTTAATATTGTAGATGTAATGACTGGTGTATTTATTATAATATCTGGTGCCTTTAATTGTCGAGGTTGGATTAGTTCCTGACCTTTTAAATATTGGTATTTTGGTATTTTTATTTTTTTTGAATGTTGGTATTTTCCTGTATAATTTAGTTTAGCCAATAACATTTTTAATCTATATAAATATTTTTATTTCTAAATATATATTACTACGATTATATGAATTCGATTATATTTTATTCTATTTTATTATTCATTATAATTTCGATTTTTATGCCATCGATTTATAACTATTGTTACAGTTCATTTGTAGGAAGAATTTTAATAATTATTTTAATTTTATACTTCTCAAAGCAAAATATATTTCTTGGGCTCATTTTTGTAACGATTGTAATCACGTATTCATATCCACTATATGAAGGGTTCTCTCTTGGTAAAATAAGTTTAGTAACTGATAATACAAAACCAAATAACCCAGCTAATAAAGATGATTTATTTAATTATTATAACGAGTTCTATTGTTCTGACCCTAATAAAATGACAGAATGGACAAATATAGTAAATAATCCAAATAATTATACTAGCGACGAAGTAGCTTTAGCAAATTACCATTTAACTAAGGCTGGGCAAATATGTTCTGATAATGGTATGTATGATGCGAACTATCAACAGATACTTGATGACCGGAAACCAAAAGGACCTTTTAGTTGGTTTGAAAGCGCGTTTGATTCTATTGTAAATTTTGGTTCAAGTCTAGTAGGTCAAGGTAACGTAATGGGGAATAATAGTAGTATAGATGGTTGTTCATATAATGGCCAAGGTGATCGTTATGTATACTACAGACCCGATTGTTTACTCGAAAATAATAGCAATTTTATGTGTAATAATATATCACCTGGTAGCCAGATCTATCAATCGGCGCAAACAGTTTCAAATAATATTAATTTAACGAATAACGCGCAACAAAGTGCACAATATTTATTAAATACGCAAAGTTGGGCTTGTTAATAAATTATTGGTATAAAATTAGTATATAATAGGTATAAAATTGTAAAATTATTACAAAAAATATTATATATTTTTATATTATATACAAATAACATATAATATTCAATAATATGATGGATATATTAAATAATGCTGTAAATTCATTGAATTCGAGCACATTTTTTGCCGGAATTATGATGATATGTTTAAATATAGGTTCTCGATATATTCAAATTAATTTAGATGAGTCGACGGAGTCATATATTAAATACGCGTTAACCAAAGAAATACTTGTCTTTACAATATCGTGGATGGCTACGAGAAATATATATATGGCGCTTATGTTAACAGCAGTATTTGTTATTTTAGCAGATTTTATTTTTAATGAAAAGAGCAAATATTGCCTTTTACCAAAGAAATTCATAAAAACTCGACAGGCAAGCGAACTGTTAAACAACAAAATAATAACGGATAAAGAAATAAACGACGCGACCGAGTTACTGGAAAGGGCAAAAACGCAAAAAATGAAAATAAATCAACTCAACTATTTAGATGTTTACAATTCAAATAAGTTTTAAATAACTTTAAATAACTTTAAATAACTTTAAATAAGTATATACAGTTACAAAAATATATATTATTCATTCAAATTAATTAAATGAATAATATATATTATTATTATTATTATTGGTAATATATAATATGGCAGATTCAGATCCGAAGACAAAAGGACAAAAAGAAGAAAAAAAAGAAAAAGATGCTATAGAAAAATACAATGTCGGGACTCTTAAAATGTATATATCACCCGAAATAATAGAAACAAATAAGAGCGGAGACTTTAAAAAACGAAAACTATCAAAAATTTATTACCTACGAAAATATACTGAAACACCTAGTGAATTACAACAATCTCAGAAAATCCAAGCTGCAGCCGCTGCCCCTGCCCCTGCCCCTGCCCCTGCCGCCGGCCCTGTCGCCGGCCCTGTCGCCGCTGCGCCCCCTGTAATAGCACCTCCCATCGCGGCTCCCCCATTAAACCAAAATTTGGTTCCGAAAGTTGGTGGATTATTTTCTACAAGTAGCCTCGATAGTGATAACAGTCCTACTGCGGTTAATCGGCCATCAGGTAGTTCATCATATAGTCCTTCTTCAACTGGTTACTCGAATGAAAGTATTGCTAATAAACCGACCTATGATGCTGAACCATTTATATCCTCTTTAATAAAATTTACAAATGCAGGATTTCCTTCAAACTCTACAGTAAAAAGTCGAGTCGACACATTTTTTAATATAAAAGCATTCAGGGCATATTTAAAAAAATTAGGGGAACCTATTACATTATTTGATAAAAATAATAAGACGAAAAATCCGTCAGACATTAAAATTTTAGGTTCAGGAAGCAATGAACCAGGCAGTGGTGTTGATGGGAAAAAGAAAATTGAGGATAAGGATGGTAATAAATTACAAACAAAACCACAAAATTATGAAGCATTGATAGGGTCTGTATATGCTTTCCTATTTACAAACCCATCTGAACAGGAGAAAAGACAACAATCAGAATCATCTAAAACTAAAACATTAAAACCCAGTTTGCTTATGGTTAAAGACGGAGATGAATACAGTTTATTAGGTAGTAAAATCGATAATCAAGAAAAACAATTAACTGCGTTAGGGGCTTCAGTAGTAACAAATCAATTATCTAAGATAACATCAGACAATAAGATCAATAAAACCATAGAGGAAGCATTTACTAAAAAAACAGGAACTACTTTCCCGGGAACCTCGTCGGATACAAGAAGAACCTTGGTGTTTGAACCGAACCCGATGGATCCAGCACCTACTATTGATACAAAAATAGATAATTTAGTGGCAATAATAAACTCTGGTCAAGTTGATTTAAGTAAAATGAATTCAATTATTCAAAGCTCAAAAAATAGAACATCATTTGGTTCCGGAGATTTAGTTCTTGTTCCAATCATAGATATATATAATGTTGTTAAGGGTAATGTATCAGCGAGTCAAATAGAAGGTAAAATTTCTATAAGTCCGAGACAGCAAATTATGCTTAAACTAACAATAGAACTTCTTCAAAAACAAAATATATTACCTACATTGACCGGTGAAGAAAGACAAAAAGATACCTTTCATACTGATAAAGAGAGAATGGAAGGTCTCTCTGATCTATCACCGGCAACTATTAGTGAGTTAAACTCTACAGTAATTCACAATATAAAATTCATACTCAATGTAATTTTTTCGAACAAAACTACGTTTTTAAATGGTGGAACAAGTTATATAATTGATTATGTAGACTGGAATAATACATTTAAACAATTAAAGGAAACAGCAATCCAAAAAAATATGAAAGTCGGCTATTATATTGAAATTGAATTATTCATTGAAAAATTTGATAAGGGTAAGTTGCCTATCAATAGAGCAGACAGTTTTTTAGGTTCTTGTACTGTAAAAAGAGCCAGATTAAATAGTAGCTGGAAGAGGGATTTCTTGAATCAAAATTGGGGACAAGTGGCTAAAAATTTTAAAGATGCATTCAAACCCGATCCTAATGCATCTATTGCCTCCGCTATTGCTGGCATAATTCCAAATTCGATAAGAAAAACATTATTGGGTTCATCCAGAGAATTAATGCCACGTTTAAATGCTGGAGTAAATCAAATCTCTTTTGTTCAATATACATTTTTAGGACAGGATGAGTTAATAAATGCGTTTAAATTAGTAGATAATTCATATGCCGGTGTTGCTTGGAAAAATAATCAGGCGTGGGAAAAACGTAAGGAACGACTATTCGAAGCAATAGATAATTGTGACGCGGATGTATACTGTTTTCAAAATGTTCAATGTTCAATTAATGTATATCAAAATATTGTTAAAAAACTTTCTACAGCCAAACAAGATGCGCTTAAATCGACGGATACATCTCCACAGACACTTAGAATGAATATATATAAAAATGATATTCAGGAACAATTATTATCAGACACAACAGATCCTACAAATCTTGTGGCGCAAATATATGAAAAATATAAGGATTATTACCATTTTGTTTATTTTTTCGAACAAAAATGTATAATACCTACGCAATTACCTTCACCAACTTCAACCATAAGAACATGTATTTTAGAGCCAGATACCGAGTTCCCGGATATAGCACATCCAACCGCTGTAGGTAATCTAACAATGATTAAAAAACTTAAATT